CACCACCACGGACGCGGGCGCGAGTGATCTCGAAGGAAGTACCTCCGGTCACGTACTGCGCAAACGCGGCGTCAAACAACGGGCTCTCGATGATCGGGGCCTGCATGGTGGGGTAGCCGTTCATAAAGCGCTCGGCACCGCGCATCATCATGCCCTCTTGGTCGAAGGGGTTGTTGAAGCGTACGATGGGGAGCCCCTCTTTCTTTTGGGGCTCAGAAGATTTGAGGACCCCAGTAGTGAGGCCCTCAGAAGTGTCGTCATTCGCACCTGACATAGCCTCAGCTATGCGGCGCATGCGTTCTTCATTCATTTGGTTTTCCTTAGAGGCCGTCCTTCAGCGCACGACGGTAAGACTTCCCTTTAAGGAGTTTCTTGTTCCGGCGCTGTACGGCATCTCGTTGTGACGCTCTTGCAGCAGCTTCTTCAGCAGCAGCTTCACGTTCGCGTTGGGCTTCCTCAGCAGCCTCAGCCGCAGAGACACCAGCAACACGCTCGATCATTGAGGCGTCGATGTAGGTTGTGTCGAAGTCACCGTCCTCAGGGTCTTTGTAGACCAGACGGAGACGGTTCGGGTAGTTGGGGACAGCGATGAGTTGAACATCGGTGGCACCAGTTGGAATTGTTGGTAGGCCGAACTCTTCTTTGAGTTCTTCAGGCATCTGAGGGAGGACCTCTAGCGTCGTGATCGCAGCTTCTCGGTACTGGTCTTTGTCAACCGGGAACCCTTGCTCGCTCGTAGGCACTGGCAGGATCGCGTCACCAAGCATGATGTGAGAGTTCTCGAAGTCATCTTGCATAGCCTTCTCACGATCACCATCGTCTAGGAACATAGCGCCGTTCTCTTGGAGCCATGAGCCAGCCCAGGCATCGAAGTACTGCTTGCCGCCATCGGAGAGCTTGTGGTCATCCCACATGCCCAACAGGCCGCTTCCGTCGTTCAGTTTGACTTTCTTCGAGACCTTCTGGACGGTCTTGCCGTAGTCGTAGTCGAAGCTGTCAGAGAACTGAGCCTTCTGGACTGCGTCGAGGATCGGGACGCCAGCTTGGACTTGACCTGAGAGATACTCAAGGAGGCCCCGGTTCTCACCGGAGGCGTACATTGAGCGATACTCACGAGGCACTGCACCCCACTGCTCTACTGCGGTCAGGATATCCTGTTCGCGATCACGGAGCTGTGCTGGGTCGAGGTCTTTCAGTCCGGCCATGGAGTTGAAACGGCCCTCGAAGACTGGGTCCACGAGACGGTTCTCCTTGCCGGAGATGAAGCTGATGTAGCTGGTGAGGTCCTGAGTGTCAGGGTTCGTCACGTTGCCGTTCAGCATGTCTTGCCGGAAGACGCCGTAGAGATAGTTGCGCTGGGCCTTGGTAAGCTCTTCGCGTCCTGCGATACCTACACGGGCGTTCGAGACTAGCAACATGTTGGCCAGAAGCTCTTCGTTGCCCCTAGAGGCATCCTTGGCTTTCCTCTCGGCTTCACTGAGACGCCAGTTGTCTGCGGAGATGGCCCATCCTTCGAGCTGAAGGCGGGTGTCTTCGTGCAGAGACTGGAAGCGTTCGTCGTTACGAAGCTGCCGGAGTGTCATTGGGTTGTCGCGGTTCTTCAGAGCCTCTTGGAACATCATGACGGTTTCCGTCTCACCACGCTTACGGATTTCAATCGCGCGGTTAGTCGCCATGCGGCGTTCCTTGGCCACGTCAGCCATGAAGTTCGGGTTCGCTGCTAGGCCGGGGACACCATCAGATCCGGGGGCGTTCACGATCTCGTCGAACAGCTCCACGTCACCCATGTTGGATGCCATAGTAGCGAGGTCCATCTTGATCTGGTTGAAGCCGCCCCGAGGCAGGCCGAAGCCGCTCTCTTTGTTAGACCACAGATCCATGGTGAGGCTTAAGGCCTCTTCCACGCTAGCACCTTCTTGACGCGCCACGGCGAAGTTGCCGAGGGCTACAGTCTTAGCGTCGTCCACGACCTTGTCGGCCAGACGTCCACGAGCTGTACTCTCGAACTGGCTCTCGAAGCGAGCAATCTCGGTGTTGTACCCTTTGGCAGAGAATGCGTTGTCACTCTGAGCTCCGTTCTCTTGGAGCCACTCGCGGAACGCACTCGGGTCATCCGCCTGCGGGTTCTCTCCTACGAACCGGGCGTAGTCTTCTTGAGCCTGTTGGTATCCTTGGAAGTTCTGAAGGATCGGTAACACGAACGGACTGGCATCTTTCAGCCGAGGGTCCGTGTTGATTGCATTTTGGATTTCAGTTGCAGTGAGACCTTGGAAGTCCTGCTTGAACAGCTCGGCCTGTAGCTCGGCGTCTTCCTGTTCTTTCTTCTGGGCTGCCAGAGCTGCGTCCTGCTCACGAGCGAACTCTTCACGGGCGTATCGGCGTCCAGCGCTGCTGAGGCTTTCCAATCCTCGGGCGAGGTCGTTCAGGGTATTATCCTGTACCGGTCTTGTAGCTCCCGCAGAAGCTCCGCCAGCGAACCCACCACCTCTAATCCCCTCAGGGCGAATGATTGGTCGTCTTGCCATGTTATTATTCTTTCATCATTTTGTAGTCGGTATAGCCGCCCGCTGCTGCACTCGCGAGAGATGCGCCTAGGCCAAGCAGGCTAGGACCACGGGATCTCGGGGCTGAGCGAATAGCTGCCGTCCGGCTGTTCTGTGCGGATCGCTGAGACAGTCGTGTTCTCTGGCCGTCCAGCTCTTGGTTACGGTTGATGGCTGCGATAGCCTCACCCTCTTGGAAGCCGTAGCTTCTCTCGATGGCGGCTAACGTGAAGCCTCCGATGCCGCGCTCGGCTGCGGATGCGGCTGCTGAGCCTCTGGCGCGCTGAGCGTCTCTTGTGGCTTGCACTCGGCGCTGGGTGGCGTTCTCGTCGGCTGCCATAGCGTTTAGGTTGTTGGCCTCGATGTCGTCGGTGTAGGCCGCTAGCTGCGAGCGTTGGTTCTCTTTAAAGGCTCTATTGGTATCTTTGGCAGCTTGGCGCTGGCCCATATACTGAACGGTGGAGCCGACCGCTGAAGCAGTAGCAGACGCAACCGCCGCAATTGTCATTGGTTCACACACTGTAGGTAAACTCCTTAAATGGTTCACCCCTAGGTCCGAGAGGTTTGATCACGTTGCTGATCTCGGCACCTATGAGGCGTAGAAATTTGTGGTGGAGGTGGTTGTGGGCGTACGTGTAATTGCACAGGCAGAAGTAGTTCTGAGCCCATGCGTCGAAGAACACACGACCGTGGCGCACCATTGCTCGGGCCACGGCGTAACCTTCTAGGGCATCAGTTCCCATAAGCCACGGAGCCCCAAAGGTCCCCACGTCAGTACACCCAAAGACGGCAGCCGGGAGTTCGTCCACGAATGCCGTGTATTGAGCTGAGGGAGCGACCCGGGCCGCGAAGAACTTCTCTGGGTCTTTCCCACAGGAAGCTATGAACTCGGCCCGGTCGGCGTCCCGTAGGCGGTCCCCGATATACTCAAGGTCCGCCCGTTGGGTTGGTAAGATTATAATGTTAGACACGTCTACTCTTGCTTTCCACGAGGCCCCTCCACGAGGCCGCTAGGAAGCGAGAAGGGAACGGGCTGTCGTTATTGATAGTGAGATTGAAGTGGGTGTTCCGGGTCGGCGTCTTGATGCGGAAGGCACCGTCCTCCAGAGGTGGCACGTCAGTTGGTGTTGCTGACACGATCTGCCCTGTGAACGTCTTGACGTAAGTGTCACGGTACGCCGGAGCGAAGGATGCTGTAAAGTACCCTGAGCCCACGAAATCGAGCTGGTAGTCACGAACCTTCACGACGGCTCTCGTATTGGCCACACGGTTCGAACCTGAGGTTGTCTGCGTGTAATACGGAGGCGTCACTGTGAAAGACGCGCTGTACTTCACCCCGCCAATCACTGAGTAACCTGTGAGGTCACCTTCGACGACCACAGTGCTGTTCGTAGCCTTGGCCCCAATCACCACACCGGGGGCATGGAGCTGACCGGGAGACCACACTGTGCGGATCTCTAAGGCATCTGAGGAGGTGTAAGGGAACGTGAACGTAGTCTCGTTGTTGATGGCGTCGTAGGTAGCCACCACGGAAGTCCTGCGGTCCAGCAAAGTGAAGTACTCAAGGCTGTCGTCGGTGAGCCCAGGTCTAAGCCGCATGCGCTCTAGGGTAACCTGAGATCCTCTGAGGACCACGAAGTACCCTGTGTTGTCGAAGAACGACCCACCTAGGACCTGAGCGTCAGAACCAAAGTCCCACCGACCGAAGCCGGACTGGGCCTTCTCTTGTCCTGACCAGAAGTACTCGTACTTGTAGACGTACCGAGAGCGCGCCTTGAGGAATAACATGATGTTCTCAAGGGTCGTCCCCATGATCGAGGTGAGCCCCGCTGGTAGATACGTAGGGCAATGCGCTGTGATCTCTTCGGCGTCTTCAGTCTGCGTTACGCCATCCACGTACATCTCACGGATGCCCGAGGCACCGTCCCGGTCGAACGGGAAGTAGATGTAGCGACCTGCCACTCCTGGCCGACACGTTGGTGAGGCTGCAAAGGAGGTCACAGGATCTACGGCAATGGTCAGCGGGGATAGGACGTCACCGCCGCTATCTACCACGAACTGAGCTTTGTCAGAGAACAGGAGGAGGCGCTTATCAAAGGCCACAGCGTGGCGCAGGATAGACACTGAGCTGCCAGCGCCGGACACGTCCTGCACGGCGACATCGATCGCGTCGTTGTCTAGGAGCTGCGTCACGGTCGTGCGGAAGAATTGGAAGTAATCTCCGGTCGCACTGAGGATCAGGTTCTCGTCAGCAATGAAGCCGAGGCGGTTGCGGAAGTAGAGTACACCGTTGAGCTTCTGACCCACGAAGGATGGGAAAGGGTTGCTGTCGTCATCACCCACGATACGGTCCACCCAGTCCAACTCTTGGACAGTGAAGGTGTCGTCAGGGTTTCTTACGAGGCCCACAGGAAGCGTTGAGGGGTCGAGGCGGTACTCGATACCTGGCTTAACAGTTTCTTCCCACACGCCCTCTTTGTAGGTGACCCAGTAGTTGTCGAAGGCGGAACTATTGTCCCCAACGACCTCTAGGGTGAGCCCCTCGATTGCCTTGGCTGGCAAGTCGCTGAAGCGTTGGACCTTACCCGCGTATGCTTTGAGAGCTTCCCCGCCCTGCCCGTCTTCTACCTCGAAGTAGAACTCGTCAGCTATGGCGCGCTCTACGCTGATCAGGGAGCCCTCACGGGTGATCGTGAAGCCGGGGGCTGTGGTGACTAGACGCTCTGCGATGTAAGACGCGTCCACCATATCAGCATGAGTTGGGTCATCGCCATCAGGAGTTTGGAAGCTGTCTTGGAACAGGATACCGTCAGTGGTTCTGTCTCTACAGGTTACCGTATAGGTTCGCCCGTAGTTACCAGCTCGAACCCAGATGATACCTACGTTGGCACCAGCAGAACCTAGGGCCGGGTCCTTCGCCACGGTGACCTCAGAGTTCACGAGGAAGGTGTAGTCGGCCACTGTGAGGGCTTTAATGGATGTTGAGGGGGTAGAGGTTGTCAGGTACGCAGGGGTTGCGTTGTTTACGGTCTTCTCAGTGCCATCCAGCCCGAACACCCGAACACGGTTGTCCTGCACAATAGCGATGAATCGGTTGGAGCTATCGCGCTCAATGGGGATAACCGCAGCATCGTTGGACCCTATGGCTCCTAGGAGTGCCAGGTGTTCAAGTGGGGGACGCTTGCGTAACCCTTCCACTGGATCTGCCAGACAGTTATCTTCGGCTTCCAATTGGTTCAGGAAGCGAGCCTGTGGGGGTTGCTGCGACACGCCACCGAACAAGTTAGGGATCGGTTGGTCGATAAGCATTAGAGAGGTCTCCGAAGGTTGAGACGGGCGTTGAGGGGGTTACGGAAGAAGCCACGGGGGCGGGCTTGCCGATCAGCGCTCTTGAATGTTGAGAGTGCTTCGAACTCTTCGTCCTTGGTGAAGCCGTCCTGAGAGCCGCTACCTGTTACACGTGCCTGATAAACACGCGCAGCGCGGATGGTGACATAGTCTCTCGCAGTGGCTGGGAGGTCTTCAAAGTCGAGCATCTGGACGACGTCGAGGTACACCGAGGTCGTGAAGACGTAGGTGTTGTTGTCGAGGTCGTACAGTTTACGCCCACGTTCTACGAGCCGGAGTTCTTGGCTCAAGTAGGTAGGCTTGATCTTTAGGGTGTTGGTTGGCAACTCGATCTCGTCGCTGACGTTCGGGGAGAACTTGCGCTCGTAGTCGGTATTGAATGCCCAACCTTTGTTTTGGACTTTACGTGAGATTTCACGGAGAACTCTCTGAGCCTTCCCAGACTCGGAGAAACCGCTGTCATCTAACGCGTTCACTGGGGCTTCGCCATCGTTCTCAAGGATGATGTTGACAGCCTCCAGCTCCGTAAGAGGAGTGAGGATCATGGGAGTTCCTTTGGATTGTAGGGTAAAAAAAAGAGGGAGACCCGAAGGTCCCCCTCTCGGTGGTTGGTAGTCCGATTAGACTGGAGCAGCCGTACGGATAACCTGAGCCAGCTCTGGACGCAGAACGCCGTGGCCAACCAGCATGCGGCTGGTGACGAGCGTTGCGTTGTGAGTGACTTTGTAGTCGTTGCCAGTCATGCCGACAGACAGGTCGCGTACCTTGAGGGTACCGACAGCGTTCGGGTGCATGATCAGCGCGACGACGTTACGTGCATCGACGTTGTACTTGTCGCTGTACGTGCCGGTGACGTTGGTCGTCGGAAGGTTGTTCGTCTTCACGAGGTTGAAACCAGCAAGACGTGGCAGGCGCAGTTCGCTGTTACCAGCAGAGCTAGAGCCGAAGTCACGGTTGATGATGTCGTTGTCAGCAGCCAACAGGTGGTACTGAGCTGGCTTCAAGAACACGTTACGATCAGTCTCAGGGACGTCTTTCTCGTCGAACTCAGTCGCAGCGTTGATGAGCGCGCCTTTGAGGGTAGCGGCGTCAGTGTCAGAGCTTGCGACGTTCCAGATCTTACCAACGGTCTTGGCTTCGTAGATGTCGCCAGTGCCGTCAAAGCGAGAAGTCGTAGTCATAGCAGCTTGCAGACCAACACGCGCAATGTTCTGGTCGTATGCGCGGGCAATCGCACGACCGTCTTCGCGGGAGAATGGAGCGCGGTAATCGAAGTGCGTCATCGCTTGGTCGATCTCAGCAATAGAGCTGGCCGACTCAAGGAAGTCGTCGATTGTGAGGACGGTCTCTGTGAGGTTACCTGGGGTACCTACAGACATCGTGCCGGGCGTATGGTAGTACGCAGTCTTACCGCCGATAGAGGGGAATTGAGCAGACTTGCCCGATGCGATTGTGCGCGTCATAGAGCGAGCGCCAAAGACGTTGTTCTCTTCGAACGCAGTGAAAACCTCGCCGCCATAGACTTTGAGGAAGAGTGCGCGGTCGTCACCAGCTTGGTTGATTTGTCCGCCACGCACCAGAGTGAAATCAGGAGCAGCCATTGTGCTTTCCTTTCAGAGGTGTAGTTGAGTTTAGGGTTGGGCGGCATGTCATTCTCGGTCACAGAAGGTTGTCCTCAGGGGCCACTACCTCGGTAGGGAAATCCGTTGGGCCATCGTTCTGAGATGGAATGCCTCGCTGCCTCCTAAAGAGGAGCGGAGCGCCGTCTAAACTTCGTCGTACACGTACGTCAGGATTAGATTTCAGGGGTTAGTACATTTGCAATATAATGCAGGCTGTACCTAAGCCTAGACCAGCACCGGCAGCCAGTTCGGCCACTACCCCCGGGTTTACCCCAGAGAGCGGTTTGGTCTTGTCTTCAATCGTCTTGAGCCACGCTAGGTGACCCGCTAGATACCCACACGCACCAAGGACACCCGTGAGGAACCATAGGCCCCCTGCGAGCGCCGGGTCCACATCGTGGAAGCGGTAGGCGTAGTAGAAGATTGGGAAGTAGAAGAGCTGCCGAGGGATCATCAGAAGGAAGTCTCGGGCTACCTCGCGTTGAGGTTGCTCAAAGTATTTCTCGTTGTTGCGCCCCATGTCGAGCAGGGCGTACCAGCCGGGAAGCCGGTAGGTTGCCCACGAGAGGGCGATTGCTGTTGCGACGTAGGCGTCGAACATGAGGTAGGTGATCGTGAAGGCGAGAATGATAACGCCATAGATGTTCCGTCCGGGGAACCACTCGTCACGACCAGCTGCACGGTTAAGCACCGCGAAGAGTGGCACTAGGGCCAGCGCATAAAGTATGATCATTAGAGGATCTCTGAAAGAATGACCCCCAGTCAAAAGACTGAGGGCCAAGTTTCACACACACGGGTGTCCAATGACACAACGTGAACGGGGAGGTTTAGCCTCGAATTTCTTTCGTGGCAACAGCACGACCGATCAGGGCCATCACGACACCGCCCAGGGCGATGACGTCAGACACTGCGGTAACGATCTCTTGTTGCAGGGTGTCGTCGATGTTGTAGCCAGCGAAGCCAGCAGCCAAAGCGGCCACGGCGACGATTGAGCCCCAGATACCTTTCGATTCCCACCACTTCTTGACGACTGGTGCAGGTGCTTCGGCTTCAGGGGTTTCGGCTGGGAGGTTTGCTTCAGACATGTTTTATTCCTTAGGTTTTGGAGTTGCTCGGGAGGATACCCGGCCTGCTAACGGCAGGTGCAAATTGGTAGTCTACTCGGCTTTCTGCCTACGCCTGAGGTGGCTGAGCGGGGGTCTTCGGCTTGGCCAGCTTCTCTACAAACGGTTTCGCGAGAGCCTTGTAACCAAACGAGGCACTGATGGCTGTGGCCAGAAATGCTTTGTAATAGTCCGG